CCACACGTTCCCGATGCGTAATCTGAGTGGAAAGTTTGTGGAGCGCACAAAGCTGTTGAGTAGCTCCTGCGTTCGCGTAAAGGATTTGTTTACCATTGAGTGTTAGCAGATCAAAGGGTTTAGCGGCTGGATCAAGACCGACTTGTCGGCAGCGATACAAGTAATACTCTTTCTTCTGATCCTCGTTCAGTCCAGACAAGTCACCACGCAACACAATGGATGATTGGATAGCAGGGTCAAGTGCGACGATTGCTGACTCCCCTGCCATGTTGACTACGTTACTCATGGCTAATCCTCTCTTCCATCATGGCATCTGCTATCTCATATGCCCTTCTGACAAACTCAGAAACGGGTGCGTGTGTGTCAGAAGCTAACAAACCTTGCATAGCTTTAGCTGCAAAGTAATCGCGCAAGTCCATGCCATCACTGCCTGCGCCTGTATATGGAAATGCTTTGAAATTATCTTGACTCATGATGACCTCACTTCAAAAGGAAACGGCGTGAACCGGGTTGTTCAACGACAAATTTGTCATACATCTCTGGCATAGCATTACGGAACAAGTCTTTAGAAAAAGACTTAGTCGATTTGCTGGCCTTCCAAGTAGCTAGGATTCGACCGTCATAGGTAGCTAGTTGGCTGGCTTCCATCATGTAGCCTTGCACTTTGGCAGCTAGGGCATCTTCCTGCGCTTCTAATACTTTGCGCTGTTCTTTAACAATCTTCAGCATCTCGCAGATTTGCTCTAGTTCCTGATTGGCTAACAGGCTGTTGCCATTGTCTTCCTTGTAGACAATCTTGGCAGCATCGCCCATCGTTTCAGGATCAAAGTTCCTAGCCTTGATGCGCCCCCAAAACTGTGCCATCTCTCTTGCGTGTAAATCCCATTGCTCTTCTGAGAAATGCTGTGGGTAATGGCAGATTTCCTGACCGCCAAAACAGACTACTAAGACTACGTTAGGGATACGGTGGACTAAGGATTCATGCAAGCACTGCACACGGTAGCCTGTGTCAACGTCAGTTGTACCATCGTCGCCATACTTCTTACGCTGGTGGATACCTAGATTCTTGACCTCATAGAGTGTCTGCCCATCCTCTGAAATGTAATCAAAGTGTGAGGCAAGAAAGGTATGTTGCGGGTGATACAGAGAGTAGTCAGCATCTTTGAAATTGATGCGTTGTCTGCGTGCAAACTCTTTCATGATGGGTTCCTGCATTACTAAACCCATTTGCACAGCTTCTACGTTGGATAAGTCATCTAACGGTTTAACGCCGATCTTCTCAGCGTAAACCTCACCGCTTCTGCCTTCAACGAAACGGCGTGCATCGTTAGACCATAGTGCGTTATTACGCACTTCGGGTGAAAAGTCACTCATGTTTAGCCCCAATTAGTTATCGTCCTGATCCCACAATAAAACTGATAGCATCAGGACAACAATTGCTATCAGACCACCGGCACCCACCAATGCAGCACCGATAAAAGTTATTAGTTGAAACGTAGTCAAGCGTTCTTCTCCTTCAGCTTGGCTTCAACAAACTGTGCAAATTCATAAACTGTTGGCGAATCGGGTAAATCCCAATTATTAATTTCATCCTTCGTCAGCCCCTGCCATTCGCGCTGTGGCAATCCTGAATACAAAGGCCAACCATCAATCAGCGGCTCACCTGTCATTGGGTCATATTTCCATTCGCGCTGTGATGGGGCGGTGTCAAACTTGTTGCGCGGGTCTCGTCCACCATCGGAAACGATGTCGCTGTATTTTGCTTTCGGTTCAGTCACGGCGCACCCCTTTCCCTGACTAACAGTGCAGCTGCTAATGTGCCGTAGCCATCAATACCTGCTTGCTCAACTACTTTGGCACATTCCTCACGCTCTGCCGCCACGATTAAGTCTACAAACTTTTCCAAACCATAAATGTCAGTTTCATAAGTAGTGCGCCCATGACCGTCATGTATTTCATCAGCGCATTCTCTTGCTATCTTAATAATTTCATCTCTCGTCATAGTTTCCTCTGGCAAGTAAAGGCCTGAATATCCACCCTGAAAGCCGCAGCAAAGCGGCAATCAGCGGCTATGCGGCTCTCAGTTTGAACAGCACCAATGTAGTAGCTAAGTATCATCAGGGAGATGGTAAAGACTGATCTAGCCCACCAGCGATGAATAGCCTCTACGCCTTGTTTAAGCACCTTGGCGATCATGTCGCGCTCAGAAGGGTGAATCACGCATGGCCTCTTCAAACTCAAGCCTAGCCTTTTCTCTGGCAACCTGAGTTTCTTCTACTAAGACAAACCACTGCGCATTAGCACCGCAGTCAATGTCACGCTTGGACTGCCGTTGAGCAAAGCAATACGGGAACTCTTCCTTGCCGGTAACAAGGCTACGTTCAGTGGTAACAGGATTGATGCAACGGTCTTTCTGACCGTGTTCATTGCCATAGAAGAAGCAATCAACACAGAGTTTGATGTCTTTAATGTAAGTCATGGATAAGCCCCTAGATGGATGGATAACGGATTAGGCGTCGAGTTCTACCAATTGGAAACGGCGTTCACGAAGACGTAGGACAGAAGCGGACAAGTGATGAACAGACGCTTTAGCACGGTCTAAAGCAGCTTGAGCAGCAGCTTCCTGCAAGCGAATACGGTCTATAAGGTCTGTGTCTTGACGAGGATCGAATTGATCCTGACGGGTGTAAATCATTGGAACCTCCCTGATTAGGATACGGATAATGTGCATCAGCACACGCACACAATAGTTCACAGAATACACAAAGTCAACAACTATTTTGAGAGATAGATTCTGTTGTCAAATTGGCCTGTGGATAAGTCTGTGGATAACCTGTGGATAACTTCTATGTTTCTTTTTGGCAAGTAGAACACCTATATAAATATATCTATACGTTTACTATAATCTAAGTAAACGTATAGCTATACGGTTACTACATATATACGGTTACTATAGCTATACGGTAACTATAGCTATAGGGTAAACCGTCATATGGGTATACGAGGGTCTATCGTTCTAACATCTATCTCTCAAAACATATAGGTATAGTCGTTTACTAAGACTATACGTTTACTTTCCTATACGGTTTCTAAATCTATACGGTTCCTATACATATAGGTAGGCGCGTGTCAATTTGGAAACATGATTTCCGATTTTTTTGGCAGAATCAAATGTCAAAGGAATGAACCTGCATTTGTTGCCAAACAAGCTAGGGTTGAGTTTTGCATAGGGGGTTTTTGAAAAGCGGATTGTCTGGCACTGGCAGCAATGCGGTTTAAAAGGGTTTTAAGGGGTGTAGAAGGCGAGAAAATAAAAAAGCCTGTACAGAGTACAGGCCAAGGGGAAAGCGTCTTAAAACGTCTTATTTACAATTCACTGAAAAGGGAACCATCACGATGTCACGATGACCCGCAAGGGTTAGCCTTGCAATCAGCTTAATACAGCGCCAACGTGGGCGCAGCTTTTGGCCCAACGGCGTGCTATACGCAACGGGGGTTTTATATTCCCGAATCTGATAAAAAATCTTTTGCATGGTAGCCCCTTAGAATGACAGTAGAACGAAAAGAAAAGCCCACATAACGGCAAGGCCTAGTAAGCCGCCGAGAATCTCAAGAATGATTTGCATGGTAGCCCCTTAGTTTCCAAATTCAGTTATATGCTCAGTTTTCGCGCCATTGGCGAGAAAATCATTGGCTATTTCCGAATCGTTAGTTATGAATTGATAACCATCAGGCATAGTTACTAAAATGTAAATTCCGTATTCGTACAAGTTATGTTTGTCGCAAAATGCCTGTGTTTTAGGATTCGCAAGAATGCTCATGATTCACCCCTTAGTCAGCATATGCGTTAAGTGTCCAGCCAGCCGGTAGCTTGTCATTGTGGAAATACAATCGAACGTCATAAACTTTACCGTAACCATTGCAAACATCGCAAGTTTTGAAGTCAGTGCCAGTAGGTAGAACGTAGAATGTAGCTTCTGGCAAGTGTTGCCACTGATCAATCCACTGGTCTAGCTGGATAACTTCGTGATCATCTAAGCCGGAGTAGTCATCATTGATCAAGGCCGGTAGAAAATGCCCTGCTATCGAAAAATCATAGTAGTCATTAGTCATTGCTTACCCCTTAGAGTTTAGGAAATGGCGTTAAAACACGCCCGTATGCGCCCCTAAAGACGCATACAGTCAGGTTTTAGGCGGTTTCTATTGCAATGGTTTCTTCTTCGTATCGCTCAGGATAGTCATCATTACGCACGCTGAAAACGTCATGCGCTAACTCATAGGCTTCATTTTCCGAATTGGCATTTACTTTTATGGTTTTGTAAATTGTTGCTTTGATAGTAACTTTGTATTCCATGATTTTCCCCTTTAAGCGGCTATTGCTTCGGTGATTTCGCCATGCTCATCAGCTTGGCTACCAGTGAGATAGTCCAAAGCATTTTGTGCTTTTGCTGCCGCTGAGAGAATGAATTTTTTGTCATTGCGCAATGCTTGCAACCAGTTCTCAATGTAGCCAGCATGGCGCAAATCCCCATCAATGCCACACTTGGCACAAAGCATAGCAGCGCCTAATTCCGCAACTAATTCCTCAAAAGCATAATTTTCGCTACCGAATCTGGCAGGAGTAATTCGCTTCAATCGCTTTTCGTGTCCGCTTGCATGGACTGATTCGTGGAGCAAAGTGGCATAGTAATTTTCGCGGGTATCAAATGCTGCCTGTGGTGGCATCACAATGGCATCACTGCTAGGCCTGTAATAAGCGGAATCACCAGCGTGAGTTAAACCGCCGGACAATTGCAAGCGAGTAACTATTTGATCAGCTTCAGCGCAGGCATCCCAATCTACTTCTGGAATCTCAGGCATAGCAGGCAGTTCAATACCAGAACATTGTTCAATATTGAAAACAAAGTAATGTTTGATAAAGGCATAGGCAGAAGTGACTGATTCACCCTTATCGCCAATAGTTTCCTTACGGTGAATATTCCAATAGACCACTGGTGTCCCCTTCTGATCAGCGAGTACAGTTCCACCTAATTGCTGTGCTTGCTTGAAAGTAAGGAAATAGGGGATAGCGAAGGGTTGCATTGACAACCAGAAATGATTGATGCCCCTGTAAACAGTGCCACTGGCCGGATTGAAGGGCATTCCCTGCCCTGGTTGTTGCTTGAGATACCGCCAAGGTTTAACCCAAGGCGTTGCCCCTTTTTCTAGTTCTGAAATGATGCGGTCAGTGATTTGCTGCGCGATGTCAATTTTCATGATTAACCCCTGTTCAGGCTTTGAGTTTGCGGTAAAGCGCTTGTGCTTCGGCGGTCAGGTTGTCGATGTACGAATCGAATCGACCTAGCAACTCAGCACCTTCAACATCGTCTGCTAGTACGTTATATAGACTCCACAACTCGCTACCAGCACCACTTACCTTGCTCGCTTCATATAGACGGTGTGCAATATCTTTCATTGTTTTCCCCTGATAAGTTTAGGAATATGCACTGAGTGCATAGGTGTAAATATAGATAAGTGTATGCATTAATTCAAGGGGGACATATATATATATAGGCATATATTTTTCTATTGGCTTGTATATAGGGATATATGCAATCTATTAGGGATAGTTGCTCGGGTGATAATTCATATATTGTCAATCCCCGCGCTGTTATATATTTATTAACAAGGGGCAATAGGCATTGTTTTCTATGCAATATTGTCTATTGGTCAATTGACAAAGGGTTAAGGGTGCCATTTGTGCAATTGACAGCATGACAAGTGCATAGGTCAACTCTATCGGGCATGGTCAGGCGATAGGGATTGTGTAGTTATATTTGTGGCAACGCGATGGGTCTTGACCCTCCGTGGTTGCGCGCCCTATTCCCCTCCCCGCCCCAAGGAAAAAAGGGTTTTCCCCTTTCCGATTTATGCTACAGTTGGTTTACTGTATTAACGGAGGTGCGAATGTATGAAATAGATAGCGATGTACCGATGCCTGAAGTTAAGGTTCGGCATAACTACCCGCATGAGGCTTTGCAGGTGGGAGAGAGTTTCTTTGTGCCGGGTGGGAATATGAATGTGCTGTGCAATTACAACCGGATCAGGGGTAAGCGGTTGGAGAGGAAGTTTGTGTGCCGTAGGGAGGGTGACGGTATTCGGGTATGGCGAATTGAATAGGAGGGGCTATGGAAAAGGTTGATTGGAATAGGAAGCCGTTTAAGTTGTTTGACTATCTGCTGGATACTTACCAGTTGAGGAATGACCGG